CATTGTGCTAGTCAGGGCTGCAGCGATGATTAGCGATACTTTCTTGAATGAATTCATTTTATCTCTTTTCTTGTTATAGTGTTTTTAATCTATCCATAATATCAGAATCAGAAATATCTTCATCTTTTATGGTAGGTTTATATTGTATCACATTTCGAGAATCCATGTCAAATTGCTCTTCTGGAGTCTTTGGTCTATCTCTATAAGTATGAATCTCTATTTCAGTATTCATACTTTTTGGGGTATGCGATATTGCCCCAAATATTGCTCCACACACAGCATCAGCCAAGTCCTTTGACTTCTTGCGGGGGTGATCAACTCTATCATTTTTCATAATTTTTAACTGTGTTAGTTCATCAAACAAAAGTTCGATTGACGGCATGACCAATCTTTCTTCATACACAAGCATTGCCATATCTTCATAATGTTTTTTAGCAACAGAAACAGTATCAGTTCTCATTCCTACCTGATTTAATTCATTCTGGATATCAAATGACTGCCATCTGTCAAATGAGACCATGCCTATGTCAAAGCCAAGCCTTCTAAGATTTTGAATCCATTGCTTTACTTCTGAAAGATTAACTGGCCCTTCAACTTTTGGCTCCCACCATACTACTGCATCTACCACTACAATTGGTGCTACCTGTTCATAGTTGTTAATGACTTGTATGTTTACCCATTTTTCTACATGAGCAATTGCTACTGCACATTTATCGTGCTTCTGTGCAAGGTCAGCGTGTACATAATATTTTTTGGTTGGATCTGGTTTAAAAGATTCATCAAACCTTTTAAATGTGTCAATAGGATTTCTTAATGTCATACATGACCTGACTTTTTCTTGTTGCTTAAAGAATGCATCTGATGCAAAAGTTGGCACACATGCAAAGCGCATCATTGCATCCCCAAGATCAGTCATAAAAGCAATTTTAAAATCATCAATTTTTCTTGTAGGGTTTACTTCCCATGTTGGTCTTTTTAATGCAAATACTCCTGGGTATTTGTATGAAATAATATGGTCTTCATCCCATGAAATTTCAAAAGTATTATCTGGGCTATCATCTGGTAAAATAGGATTAATTACAAATTTATGTGTTCTTTCAATTTCTTCTTTTTCTGATATAACCGCATCATACTTCTCTGAAATAAAGTCACCTGGATATCTAGGGAATGATAGCAAAACCACCTTGCCAAGGTCAGGGAAACGAGAATCAACGGATCCACGAAATGCCTTATAGATATTGTCAGCCGTCTTGCCTTGATCATTTCCACTACCAATTTCTGATGCAAAACCAGAAATCTCATCAAGCACTGCAAGCAAAAGGTTTAAACCCTCGTGTGATTCACGTTCTGAGTGTCCAGAGTAGACGGTAATAGATTTATTAAATTCAATTGAGTCTGCTTTAGCATAATATTTTCCAGAAAACCATGGAGACTTTTCAATCTTTGTTTTAAAACCTTTAAAGAAAACATTCTTTGCTTGTTGTGCGTTAATAGCCACATTGATTAGATCAATAGCATCTCCAGAGGGTTTACCAAAATACTTTGCTGGATCTTTAAGGCACAACAGTTTATATACTATATATGAGCATGCTACTGTTGATGTAAAGTCTTTTCCAGATCCCTTGCCAAGTTGCAAAATGATTTCGTTTTTTGTATACTTATCGTAATATCTTGCTCCTTCTTCTTCACCCATTAAATCAATGAGATCTTCTTTTTTATATATCTGACTCATTGCCTCTACAATGTCATATTGTATGTCTGAAAGACCTGGTTGACCAAGAAAATCTTCGCCCTCAACAAATGTTTTGGCATCTACGGGTATCTCATCAAAATGACTAGATTTTAAAGCATCAAGAAATTCATCAAACATCGTGTATAACCGTAATTACTTCATCTCTTTTTGCAATTGATGAAAGTCTTTTCATAATTTCATCACGAATCTGTGGATACTCTGAGGCAATGTCTTTTAATATAGACATTAAAATTTCCTGCTTATGCTCAATCTCCACCATCTCTTCTGCAAGTTCTTTATTTTCCAAAAGTCCTGCCTTCTGCAACATGTCAATACGCTTTGTATCGATATCCATAAGTAACTTTAGGGCTGTTAGTCTTGCACTAGGGTTATTATTAATTGTAGTTTCTTGTACAACTTCCCAGGCATTTTGCTTTAATATATCAAAATGTGCATCTGCTGATGACAAGGCTTCTTTAGCACGGGCACGAATTGCATCGTTAGCAGAAGCCATAACTTTCCACTCATTAATAAGTGTAACAACTTTTTGCCTTGGAATTGCAAGTTGTTTTGAGATTACGGTTGGATCATTCCCCTTTAAATATTCTTCTACAACAAGATTAATCTGATCTAAATGTTTAATTAAATCTTCATCAGTTGACATCTTGTTGCCCCTTTGCAATTTTATAAAGAACCAGATATCCAATTAAATCATCAATATCATTATCTCCAGCATAGCCTTGATTATTTTTAACTCTATTTAGTTTATCATCAATACGTACTTTTAGTTGCTCTGTTGAGTCTGCAGTTGAAAATATTCTTGCTGGTTCAAGAGCAGAGTTTCCATAAGAAATATTTTTATCAATTAGCATATGGGCAATCTCATGGCAGGTTGACCAAATTTTATTACCTGCTGGTGCGCTCAATGACTTTAAATAAAGATCGCTGCAATTAAAGTTTTTTACATCATTGAATACTGGCTTAAGCATTATCTATATCCTCTTCTAGATCCCAATCAAAGCCTTCTGGCAAATTTTTAAGTGTGAATAGTGTATATGCAAAACCAGCAGACATGACTAATGACAAAATAACTAATGCTTTATTTGTTTTTTTCATCGTTTTGATTTCCTTAATCCAAATTTTGCAAGATATACGTAGATAGTTTCTAAACTAACTCCGCACTCCTTTGCAATCTCTTCTGGTGTTTTTTTATCCATAACATACCTCTTACGCATAAATGTCTCACTTGTATATAGTTTAGCAGCCATAGCGTTATTTGTCAACTCCTATAGCCTTGCCCCAGTTTGATAGTGCCCAATGACCTATACCACAGGCATCCGCTACATCATTATCAGTAATAGTTCTATCATATATGGTATTAATATATCTAATAGTTCTTTGCTTTCTTAAATCTCTTTCATATGACTTAAGCCACGATTCTGACTTCCCTGGGTTTTGTGCTTTAATATATAGTTTTTCATCTTTAGATATTTTCTTATTTCCAATAAAGTTTTGCCATGTGATAGGTGCAACTTTACCAATTACTTTTGTTCCTGCCTGACCTGCTGAACCTAGTATTGCTCCTTGAACAAGAGCAAGATCTGCAGCAGTTTTTGGGCTATTCATAAATACAGTATGCTCAATAATAATTGCCTCAAAACCACCATAGTAGTCAAAAAAAGCCTTTACCTTATTTCCAGCATCCATAACTTTTTGATAAGTATCGTTTCCAACAAAATTAATCTTACCAACAGAGCCCAAAGTTTTTTCTTGGGTATCAAAAAGAGCAAAGGCAAAATTATTAGTACTAGCATCAATAGCACAAATAGTTTTTGGTGGTAACTCAAGTCCCCACTTATTCTTTACCATTTGAAAGATCCTTTATCTCTTTAAGAATTTTTGATACATCTTTTGGATTGATAGCACATGTATTACATAATGCATCATCATTATATATAGAAAGTTGCTGATCGCAAGATTTGCACTTGCGGTCTTTTCCTTTTCTTTTCTGTCTTCTTGAGTATAAATATCTAGTAGCAATTTTTTGCTTTGTTGCTTGCTCTCTGCAAGTTACAGAACAATAAATTTGATAGGATACGGTTCCAGAAAACTGGTTATCGCACCAATTACAATTCTTCATCCAGTGGCTCCAAGGGTTTAATTTTTAGATCCCCTTCGCCTGCTGACGCACATGCTTTTTGAACTGGGCATGACTTGCATATTTTTGAATTTGATCTGTAGTTTTTCTTAGGTAAAGTTCTTTCAACCCAAGCCCTACGTACTTCTCTCATCCAATCAAATGCCTGGTCTACCCACCGACGGTAATGATCGTTAACTTCTACTGGTAAAACCAGTAATTCATGATTGTTTTTATTTTCATAGATTAGAACACCTTTTGCTTTCTTTAAAATTTTCATATAGATTAATATCTGTATTAGGTGTCCGCTCTTTGCTTTTCTTTTATTCTTTCTATATTCAAATCCCTCATTCATCATTGTTTTAATTTCGCCAACCATCTCTTCGCCCTGCCAGTTAAGCATTGCATCTCCATATCCAAAGATAGGTGGATCTTGGTTGATAATTTTAAACTCTGTTGTTGGATTGCCCGAATCATCTTTAAATATTTGAGCAATGCCAGAAGCCATCATTGCGTCTTGAATTCTATCATGTGACTTTGTACCAGCAGTCATGTTGGCTACACCATAGGCATCGTTGTTATCTTCAAATGTTTGCCCATCAAAAGCCAAATACCAGTATCTTGCACACTCCCCATGCCCATATGCAATTGTAGAAGGCGCAAAGGTCTTCTTTTGTGTATGCTTTGGACCACGACCTTCAAGATATCCAGATTGAATTTTTTGAATCATGGACTCTGTATCAAAAGTATCTACTTCTTTAGGATCACTCTTAATCATTATTGATTGTAATAAACTTTTAGTCATTTTTTCTCGTTTCCGTTTAGTATAAGTATAGCAGAAATTACTTTGTTGTGTATTTAAGAGCAGATACCAAATTGTTTATTGCTTCGGCTGCAGTATAATAAATATTCTTTTTACCTCGATCTGATTTATCAACATTTGCCATCCAAGTTGCCTTGAGGGCCATCTTTGCTGCGATGGCTTGAAGTCTAACTATTTCAATAGTGGCAACATTCAGAGGAATGTCTGGCTTAAGAATTACTTTTGCAATAAAAGTTAAAGCAGTTGTAAGTTCTTCATCGTTCATATAGTCTGCAATCTCTGAAAGACCATTTATCATATCTATTGTTGTATTATTTTGTTCCATTTTATCCCATCGATTCTATTGATATACCATCTAAAATTCCGTCTTCATTCCATTTTCTAAATGCTGACTGCATATCCTGTCTTGATTGTAACTCATCTAAATATTTTTTTCTTTTGTCTTTATTTTTTTCTGGATCAATAGGATTATCTTCACCAGTAAATCGATAACTTGTTGTAGGGCAATAGTCCATGCTTATAATCTCACAAAACTCACCTTCTTTAAACTTACGTTTTGGTCGCCAATGTATTTGATTAACAGCACTAAAGACAATTGTCTGTCCGCCCTTCAAGGAATATTTTGTAAAATTGTTGGTATCATCCCAGTTACTTACATAAAGGTCCCAGTCTATGTTTGTGTTTGGGCAGTAGTTAATAGTTATAAGATATACATAATCGTCTAAGTGTGGTTGCAAGGCTGGGGAGTTATCTCCATACCCATAGTTTATATTATAATCAATATAGTTCCAGTGACAAAGGGCTATGTCACCATTATAGAGTGGCTTTGCAATTTCATCTAAACGCTTTTCGCAATCTTCTGGCATGTCAAATTCAATTAACATCCTTGACATGTTTCGTGGGATCTTTGGTTGATATCGACTTTTAAATTCTGATTGACGAATATATCCATCTTCAACTTTATCACCAATAAAGAAAGGTTCGATAAGTCTATTCTCTTCAATTCTTCTTCTTATCTCTGCATCTTGTTCGGCAGTAAAAAGATTATCTATATAGAATGGCAATGGCTTTGTATAGTTTTCAAAACCAGTTAAATATTTATGCATCTCAGCCATTTGACCAACCACCGTTAGAATAATAAATCTCTTGGTAGTGTGATGCTTTTTTATCCATCTCTTTATTTAAATCTGGACCCTTTTCTGGTAGGTTGGGATCTGTTAGATGACAAAATATCATCTCTACATATTCTTCA